TGATCTTTCTCCAATTAGGGTGCTCTCCGTCGAAGTCAAAGTGTCTTGCGTTTCGGATATGCATCTCCTTGGCGAATTTCAGATAGGCATGATAATGATCCGAGCCATCTGCGTGCTTTTCCTTGCCAATAGAGTAGGCTACCACTCCTGCCACTGACTTGATCTTCTCGAGAAGCTCTTCACTTGACTTGATCTCGGTCTTTGGGTAAGTCAACAAGACCTTGATAGCTCGGAATTCGAATCCTTTCTCTTCAATTATGGGTTGTTCCTCCATCTTGGGCGGGTATGTTAATATTATACCCGCCCTCCCATCCTCCCATTATATAGGCAACTTTGAATTTTTTTTGCCTTATGGGTTGGTCCAACTTTGATCCTGGTCCGTTCCTACTTAACAATTAGGAGCCCCTCACGGCACACGGCTAACTGGACCCAATTTATGGACCAATGAACAGAGCGACTGGACCCGGTCCAGATTGTGAGCGGGAGTGAATTTGGACCTGCGACGCCCTTCTTCCACATATAAATATTTTGTCCACTTTGGACTTGGTCATTTTTCCATGTGTCTTTTTTGCAATTTGCCATGCCTGGTCGAGGTTTCAGACGCCGTCGAAGACGTTACCGTAGATTTGGAAATCGTCGCAGGCGAGCTCGTTATCGTCGTCGCCGTCCCCGCCTCCGCCCTGAATTGAAGAAGGATCTCACTTCTTATACGTTTAATCCACTTGCTGGTGGCACTGTGGACCGTCTTACGGATATCGTGCAGGGTACTGCTGTTTCCGAGCGCATTGGAAACAAGATCGTTTTGAAGAATTTTACGGTGCGCATGCAGTACAACAACATTAATAACGCTACGCCGAATACAACTGCATCGACACGTTTTCGTATGGTCATTTTCCAATCCAAGCAATTTTCCAACACGACGCCGAATGTTACTGATATCTTGGATAGTGCTGATATTCTCAGCACTTGGAATCGGAACACTCGTCCATTGTTCCACATCCTTTATGATAAGGTGTTCTCGATGAATCAACTCGTTGCTATGGGTGCCGCCGGAGGTGGCGTTCAAATTCCTCAAGAACTTCGTCGCTTTTGGAAGAAAACTTTCAACTACAACAAGATTTGCTGGTACGACGGTGCAGGCGCTACCGATTTGTATCACAATCATCCTTACATTATGTTAATTCCTGATTTGGTCGATAGTGTTCGGATCGACATTGAAGTTGCTGTCAATTTTTATGATAATTAATAAAACGCGCTTGAGTGCCAAGCGAAGCGAGGCAAGTCACGATCCGCATGGGTTCGATTGGCGAGCCCCGGAGGCCGGTCCCATCCCGGCCGTAGGCGCACGCGAGCCATGTCCTCTTATGCACTTCCATCTCTTATTAACCCAAATAGAAAAACTCGCATTTTATTCCCAATAAACTACGTTAAATCTTGCATTAAAAGCATCTTGCAAATCACCATATTGAGGTTCAGAATTACTCAAAACAAACATTACACGTTCTTGATTTTTAGGCCAAAAATTCTCAACATATCTCACTCTACCATACACGTGAGTGCGTGTCTTATAGACATTGCTGACCGCGGAGAGTTCAGCAAAACACGGCATCGTGTCATCGTAGATGATCACCTCTTCACCATGATAACCTTCAAAGGGGTAATTATCCTTCGCAGCAGTTCTCTTGAACACCTTCTTGCCTTCAAAAGTGTCTTCGGCCCACTGAGTCTTGCCTTTATCAGGTGCTGACACAATCCACCAATGACGTTGCTTGCTTCCTGGACCTGGTGCCAACATTGGGATCATCGGAAGAGAGACCGGCCACTCAATCTCTTCTAATGACTTGGCTTCGACATATCTCATCCATGCTTCTTGATCGTCTTTCTTTCTCTTGAAGCTCTTGCTGTTTGGAAACAGTTCGATTCCTCCTTGAATGAAATTGCCTCCCTTCATCGTATATTCCACTGCTCCTTGCACATCCTTGATCTTTCTCCAATTAGGGTGCTCTCCGTCGAAGTCAAAGTGTCTTGCGTTTCGGATATGCATCTCCTTGGCGAATTTCAGATAGGCATGATAATGATCCGAGCCATCTGCGTGCTTTTC